CGCAGTTCACATGCCTCAGACGGTAAAGTCATCAACGGCTTTGCTATTTGTGGTAGTACACTTTAAACTTAAACCATGGACGGGATTCTAATGAAGTTGCTCGCACTGCTACAGCTAGTATATGACTTCACCAAGACAGCTTGCTTTTCCAAGATCATAGATCTAGGGAAGGCGGTTATTCGAGGTGTCAGGTCATAGACAATAGGGCCCTCCTTAAGTAACTAGGAGGGCCCTATGGCTTTAGTAGTCAGTCCGAAAAACTATAATGAATCGTACTCCGTGAGTCATTCAGTTGAAGGCTCACAGTATCCGTGGAAGGAGTACATCGTTCGAAAGAAGTATGGCTATATTGACACTGATTTTAGTTTCAATCAGCGGGTTGGTAAGCTCCAGTCGAGTCCGTATGAGTTCATTGATAGTTATATCAAGGAAGCTTTCTACAGGACAAGACCTTATGGACCTTATTATCCTTTCAATATGCCCCTTTCCTTAGGCGCCCCAGGGACCGAAAACGATCACTGGGAGCGTGCGGCTGAGCACTTTTATTCAAATGCTCGGCAGCTTAAAGACGTTGACTTGGGTGTTGCCCTGGCTGAATCTAAGCAGACCATTGGTCTAGTTTATGAAACAGCTAGTACGCTTGCCCGGGCCTATCGTCAACTGAAGAAAGGTCGAATAAACGATGTTTTTAGTACTTTGGGTCTAAAGAAGTCTAGGCACGTCCCCTATAACCTGCGTGGCTTTGGCGGTAAACGGGTAACCGTTGACCAACATCGCCGACAGATGCTAAGGGAAAGCCGAACTTCCGCCCACCTAGCGGATTTCGCAGCCAGTAAATGGCTCGAGCTACGCTATGGGTGGACCCCACTCCTCTACGATTTGTACGGCGCCGGTGAGTTACTCGACTATTTATATAGTCAAAACGCACCGGACGTTGCTATCCATGGAGTGTACAAATGGGAAGGCGATGCAAAATCCGCCTCCACAGCGTACGACCACGTTGGACAATCAATGTGTGTGTATCGCTACGACCAGTACTACCGTATTACAGACCGAACGGCCTTTAATATGAGTAAGATGGGCTTAGCGAACCCTGCGTTGATTGCTTGGGAACTTGTCCCTTTCAGCTTTGTTGTAGATTGGTTTTTGCCAATTGGCAGCTGGGTTGAGAGCTTCACGTCTCTCAACGGTCTTACGCGCATCAGTGGATCACGAACTAAATTCACTATCGTCGAAGGGGAGTCGTTCATCGGGACAAGTCCTTATGAATTCCTTCACAACGCCGAAACAAAAATAGTTCAGATGAAGCGTGAAATATCTAACGCTCCGTCGGTCCCACTCCCTCGTTTTGACCTTATTGGAAGGCTGAACGGGAAAAGGGTAACTGATGCAATTGCCCTCCTTTGGAAGGCATTTCGGGGCTGACTATGTCAGCTTATTATTATTAATCAACGAACTAACTTTTCTCAAAAGGAGAAAACGTATGCAATTTGCAAACTTTAATCTGAACGATAGTTCAGCTGCAGCTACCACTTTTACCGCCATGATGAAGGATGGGTTACTTGCGACTTGGAAAGATAAGTCGGAAGAGACTCCTGCCCTTCGTCCAACGATTACTTGTGGTATGCGCCCAGCTAAAGGTAGTTCGCCCAGAAAGGTCACCGTAAAGGTGATCCTTCCGTTCACTCATACACTCGACGGCGTGACTCACACTAGTCAAACTAGTGCGTTCCTCGACGTTGTTGTGCCTGAGTACGCGGATGCTACAAATGTCGCTGATTTATTGGCGTTTGTAAGTGGGGTCGTCCTGGAGAACCAAATTTCCGGTTCTGCAACTGACGGCGAATTTCCTGCATAAACTAACTAGGAGAATTGCATGTCTAAGACATCCAATGGTAAGTGTTCTAAGAAACTTACTCAAGCCCTGCTTTCGCAGTGGGCTTGTCCAGTAGCCTTTGATGCGCGTTACGTCGACATAGTGGCCGCCATGTGCGATGACATTTCAAGTGAACTGTCTAGCAATATGAAAGCCTGTCTCGATAACAACGACATTGATGGTCTACTCAAGTTGACTTGTGATCCTAATGATTATTGCAATCACGAGGATTTTATTAAAGACAACTTGCTAGTCGGTTTCGTCAAGAAGTACCCACACTGGGCCACATCTATCGACCCTAAGGTTGAGGCGATGAAAACATTCATCCTCGCAGAGGTTGAATGTGATCGAACGAATGTCCGTCTATCTTGCTCCCGACGTAATTTTACCGAAGGCGTGGTACCGAATGTCATGTTGACAGCGGCACGAAAAATCCAAGATATTCTGGGTAACGTTCCATCTATACCGTCCTTGCCCTTAGAGTTCGGCACGGGTGCATCTTACTCTGTAAAGGGTAAGACTAGCAGTTATGATCATATAACTGGTGCACTTGATGTGACACCTAAGGCGATCGATGCGGCAGTTGAACTGCTCGCGTCAACCCCTGGCTGGTTATCCCTACATGGGATCGACCCCGGTGATACGTTGCGTATTCGTGATTGTCTCACTGTTATTCCAGGAAGTCGTCTTGCGTTTGTACCAAAGACCGCCAAAACCGACCGCCCGATTAATATCGAGCCCGGTTTAAACAAAGTCCTTCAGAAGGGCTTTGGGACGGTCATTCGTAGACGTATGAAGCGAAAAGGGATTCATTTGAATCGAAACCCTGAGAAGCATCAGGTTCTTGCCCGTAAGGGCAGTCTTGATGGTTCACTCGCGACCATTGATCTTAGCTCTGCATCGGATACTATATCGTACGAGATAGTCAAGGAACTCTTACCATTTCAATGGTTCGACGCCCTGGACGACCTTCGCTGTGAACAGTATTCGATCGAGGACAACTGGTATGAATTCCAGAAGTTCTCGGCGATGGGCAATGGTTACACGTTCGAGTTAGAGAGCTTGTTGTTCTATGCTTTGGCTTATGCCTCCTGTGTAGAACTCGGGTTATCTACCGAGTGTGTTTCAGTTTACGGGGATGATATAATCGTACCCAGCGAGGCTTATATGCTCCTTACGGACATACTGACTCACTGTGGGTTCTCTGTAAATAAGGAAAAGAGCTTTGGCTCTGGACCATTTAGAGAATCCTGTGGTGGTGATTACTTTTCCGGATTTTCATGTAGAGCTTTCTACGTGAAGGGTAGGTTCGACTTGCGGACTCTTGTCCGTTTTCGGAACTACCTGACCCGAACTGGTTTCCGGTTCTACCTTCCAAAGACTTGGCGAGTTGTTCGCAACTTGACTAAGAAATACGAAGGTATTATCGGTGGACCAGATGACGGCACTGATGATCATATCGTCATAGACGATGCATCGTTCAGTGGGAAAAGGTTCAACTTTATAACCCTCACGCTGCCTGATAGGAAGCTTCCACGCCGTTGGCATAGCCAGCGCGTGTTCTTGCTTTACGAGATTTATAGAAAGGAAAGCCCCAAGGAAAACAACCCTTGGGACGACCCCTCGATATCGTCTCAACTATCAGATGGCCGAAAGAAATTTAAAGTCTCAC